TACCAGTACGGAAGGGACCTCGAGCAAGAGTACCGAGACACCCCTCCGCTCGCATGTCCCAACGACGGAGAACCCCTCGAGTCAGGCCCCAACGGGGAGCTCCACTGCAAGTTCGACGGCTGGACCTGGGACGGTAGCTCCCAAAGCTTCTGAGGTCAAGTAATGGTGACTGAGAAGCAGTACACCGAAGCCATGGAACGTCATGGCACTGATAAGTTCACGCAGGCTGACGAACAGGTTCAGTCGAAGTGGCTTGCACAGCGGCGTGAAGAGGCTGTTGGCCCTGTGGCTGATGTGTCTCCTACTCCAAGTAACACTGGGGAACCAAAGCCCCAGAGCTAAGGCTTTGAAGCAAGCGATTCCTTCTAGTTTGTCAGCTAGTTAGACTTAGATAGACTGAAGGAATCGCTTGCAAGGCGTAGTAGATAAGCTAGAGGATCTTGATTGATAGACTTAGTTAGAACGGTTTTGACTGGCCCGCCGATTAGTCGCCAGGATCTACGGTACAGTTCGACCGTTCTAACTAACACAATTAAATAGTCACATCCTGGAACACCGTAGAAAGCAGCCGGACGTGGGTGTATGGTATTGTACGAGAGAGGACGTGAAGTCTGCTCTCGATACCAAGTCTACCGCGCGTAACAATGCGCAGATCGATCGTGCGATCGAGGCATCCTCTCGCATGGTTGAAGGGCTTCTGAATCGATTCTTCTACCCTCTCATCACCACGAAGTACTTCGACTGGCCACAGCCCCAGGGCAATCGGTCATGGCGCCTCTGGCTTGAAGACAATGAGCTGATTTCTCTCACCTCCGTTACGTCTGGCGGAGTGCTTCAGACACTGTCGAACTTCAATCTCGAGCCACAGAATGAGGGTCCTCCGTACGACCGACTCGAATCCAATCGTGGCCTCTCATCTGTCTTTACGTCGGGAACAACTCCTCAGCGAGCTGTTGCGTTGGCAGGTACTTTTGGTGGATGTGCTATCGATGAGTCCAATGTTGGCCTCTGCATTGAGGTAATGGACGCATCCGAGACTGGTATGGATGTCGACGGCCCAACATCGACTGCAGTCGGAGTGGGCTCGCTGATCAAGCTGGATTCCGAGCGCATGCTCGTGACTGGTCGTCAGCAGCTGTCCACCGGACAGACTTTGCAGGCTACTGTTACTGCGGCGAAGAACATTACGACCATCGCAGTCACGACTGGATCGTCATACGCCATTGGCGAACGTATCCTGATCGATGCCGAATACATGGATGTTGTCGATATCGCAGGCAACAACCTCACCGTCATCCGTGGTGCTGACGGATCCACTCTAGCTGCTCACAACTCTGCTACAACCATCTATGCGCCTAGAACCCTCACGGTACAGAGAGGCTCGCTGGGTACTACTGCTGCCTCGCACCTCATCAATGCACCCGTGTATAACTTCAACTTCCCCGGTCCTGTACGAGCCTTGACTGCTGCAGAGACTCTCCTCGAAATGGGACTTCGGCCTACTGGTTACGCAATGGTTGCGAACGCTACCGCTGCTACACAGCGTGTGTCTCTTAACGCCATCGAAGACATTCGCAAGACGGCAATGCAGGCTTGTGGTCGCAAGGCACGGATGCGTGGTGTCTGATGCCTACTGTAACTGTAGATACTTCAGGTCCCTTCTTCGATGGTCGTGCTGATCACGAGGCACAGCAGGGTACGAACAAGGTTGCAGAGGATGTCGCTAAAGAAGGCCTGCAAATGGTCAAGAGCGACTTGTCTCGCGTCATTCGTACACATCCAAGTGGACGCTACATCCCATCGGTTACAGCGTTGCATACAGGCCAGAGTTCCTTCAGCATCGGTACCCGAATCGTCTACGGTCGGTGGATTGAAGGTACTGGTTCTCGTAACCGTACGACACGGTTCAAGGGCTACGCCAGCTTCCGTCGTACAGCCCAGGTACTGAATGCCAAGGCGGGTTTCATTGCAGAACGTACGATGCGACCCTACGTAGCGAGGATGTAGCTGATGAGCGGTCTCAATACACAGGCGATCATCGACGCTGTAGCCACACAAGCAATGACCACCGGACGATTCGACGTGATCAACACACACGAGGCGAAGAACGGTCCAGGCAATCAGATGGTGTGTGACATTACCGTTCGGAGCGGCCGTGCGCTGGCGATGGCTTCTGGTTTGTCTGTTACAAGCTGCCTGTTGACTCTGTCCGTTGTGTGTTACTGTAGTATGCTACAGGATCCACAGGATACGATCGACACACAGCTCAACGACTGTGTCGACGATCTGTGCAATCTATATGTTGGCGGCTTTACACTTGGCGGACTGATTCGCAACGTTGATGTTCTAGGACAGTTCGGTCAAGAGCTAGCCTGGACGTTCGGACACATTGACATTTCCAAGCAGGCTGTACGAGCCGCAGAGATCATGCTACCACTTGTCGTCAACGACGCGTGGACCGAAACAGCTTAAGGAGGTACCATGGCTAAGCAAGGCGGTATGGGCGACAATTTCTACGTTGGCGCCTTCGACCTCTCAGGCGATGTCGGTTCACTGTCGAAGATTGGTGGAGGTCCTGCGTCTCTTGCAGTTACAGGCATCAACAAGTCAGGCATGGAACGATTGGGTGGTCTGCGTACAGGCGAGATTGCCTTTACGACCTTCTTGAACGATGCAGCAGGACAGGCACACCCCACGCTATCTGCACTGCCTACAACTGACAAGGTCTGTTCGTACTTCCACGGTCCGCAAGCAGTTGGCGCCTCTGCAGCCAGCCAGACGTCACAGCTGATCGATTACAATGGGACACGCGGCACAGATGGCTCGCTGACTTTCAACACCTCCGCGCAGTCGAATGGCTTCGGCATTGAGTGGGGCCGCAGTCTTACAGCTGGACGTCGTGTAGATACGGTTGCTACTAATGGTACTGCGATCGACACTCTAGCATCAGCAAGCTTTGGCGCACAGGCATATCTGCACGTCTTCGCCTTCACAGGTACATCTGTGATTGTAAAGATCCAGGATAGTGCCGACAACATCTCCTTCGCCGACGTGGCCAGCTTGACCTTCGGAACCATCTCAGCAGTTGGTGATTCACGGATCGCTATCAGCAACACTGCAACTGTTCGACGGTACGTTCGAGTCATTACAGGTACAGGCACGTTCAGCTCCATCGACTTTGCAGTCAACTGTATCAAGAACGAAAACGCAGGGGTGGTGTTCTAAGATGACAGCCGTTACGTACTTGAGCGATGTCAGAGGCATCTATGTACCTATGGAAGGCTTCCGCGTTGCTACTTGTAAAGAGGTAAGCTGTGGTGCCTATCTGTACGGCTGGGTGACCAAGCTACTCCTCGGCAAGGGTGATGAATACTACGAGAAGTGCCTCTGGGATATTCGACAGATGAAGCTGAAGTACACCATGGAGCTTCGTGAAGATGGCTTTAGCTATCTCACCTTCGAACCAGGCCAGGCGTGCTTCAACAGTCGCATCGCTCCTCACAAGAAGCGCAAGGAGTCTGCACGCGAACTGTTCTACAAGAAGGATCTGATCACTGGCGAGATCTATAAGTTCCAACGCCCGTGTGACTGGGTTGACAGTTCGGCTGAGCACTATTCCAAGTTGTCCGATACCGTACAAAGGGGTTAATCATGGCAAAGGAAAACGGACTTGCTAACGCTACGTTGCATGGCGATGTGGTCAAGTACCTGAAAAACCAGTACGGTGAGCAGATCGGTAACGATTGCATTGCGTATAACCTCGAGCGTCAGGGTGATGGTTCTGTGACGCTTACCGTCAAGCTGGTCCTCCACCCGAACAAGGAGAACGACAATGGCTAAGGAAAACGGACTCGGTTGGACGACCCTCTCGGTCGATGACTCCTCTGGGTCGCCGCAGGCAATCAAGAACGACATCACCAACCTGACCATCTCGACTCCTCGGGGTATCCAGGATGTTACCGGCATCGACAAGTCGGCCTACGAGCGCCTCCAGCTTCTGGCGGATGCTTCGGTGGCTCTGAACGGTGTTTTCAATGACACTGTGACTACGTCGGCTCACGCAGTCTTCAAGACGGTGCCTTCGACGTCCGTTGCTCGTACGACTACCATCGTCGTGTCGGGTGATACCCTTCCCAACGAGCTGCTCTACAATGACTACAGCTTGGTCCGCGGTACAGACGGCTCGCTGGTCTGGTCTGCTACTGGCGTGCTTGCTGATGGTACTGTTCCGACTTGGGCTTAATGCACTTTCTTCCGGGATAGG